TGTATCGTAGGTGTTTAGGGACTGCATGTCAGCACCATCACCAAGGTCAACACAGTAGTCAGGCTTTACGTCTTCGATCAAGTCACCCAACCAAGAGAAGCGTTCATTGCTTACATCTGGATGTGCATGGGCGCATGTCCATACGATTACTGTCTTAGTCATTATCTTTCCACTTCTTGACACGACCTCGGACATATTCTCGGAACTCTTTGTCAGACATATCTTCTTTGTCTACCCTATCCGCAATATTGTATTTAACATCCTCATAAGTGTAGAGGGCATTTTCCATCTTAGTGGCGTGGTATTGAATACGTTCGACAGCGGCGGCAAGACCAGAAAAATCGTAGCTTTTAAGCATACCCCGGATTTGCTCAAGATTGCTGCAAATGTATTCATCCACATTAACAGTGTAAGGTACTTTACTCATCAGTAGTTGTCTTCCCAGTCTAGAGGAATGATCTGATCGCAGAAGTGTTCCACAATCTCAATTGCATCATCGAAGTCTTGGAAGATCAAGTCTTCTTCACTCAGAACCCCACGTTCATCCCGAATTGTCACCGACAGGACAAACCCTTCTCCATATGGCAACCCAAACCCATCGTCTTCAATGTCCCAGTCAGGGATTTCTGACGAGTGAATTGGGCCACGAAGGACATTTACAATTTGAACCATTGCTCAGGAACCTCTTTGTCTGCGAATGTGAAGCCATTCTTGTTGCACCAATCAGCATAGGAAGTCTTAGAACCTTTGCTGATCTTCGTTTTAGAGTTAGAGAAGACAAACCTAATGTCCAGATCAGGGTATTGTTGCTGAACCAGTAGGTGTTTCTTTCTGTCTGCTACCACAAACCTTCCTTTGGTCTCTACGATGATCCCGTTAGGAAGTACGAAGTCTGGGGTGTAGGTGTGAAGGCTTTCTGGAACAATATACTTGATCTTTGTTGTCTCATACTCGACCTTCACACCCTGTTGTTCTAACTGCTTGGCTACTTTGCCTTCTAGACCTGATCGGTATCCCCTTGATTTGGGGGTTCCCACATTTGGTTTTCGTAACGTCTTAGCCACAACAGTCTCCCATTCAGTACTGCACGGTCATAGTCGCCTTCATAAGCCTCAAGACAGCGTTTCCACATTTCTTGTTCTGTGGTAGCCCCATCAAGAATTTTCTGAGAGGTAATCTCACCGACCTTCCAGACACCAACAATGTTATCAGCCCTGTCTCCCATCAGCAGTTGTTGATAGAAAAACAACAAACCTTCCCACTGTTCAATATCTGACCACTCTCGTCTAGTTGGGTTGTAGAGTTTACAAGGGACTTGTCGGAAGTCTTTGTCGATAGAGACAATTACTGCATTGGGATACAGCTTGGTCGCTTGTATAGCAATTGCATCATCAGCTTCTTCCCCGTCTGTCAGTTCAGAGATATAGTTATCAAGGATATACTCTCTGGCAAGACCCAATAACGTAGGTTTCTCAGCCTTCCTGTTGCCCTTGTAACTCTTAGAGATTTCCTTGCGGAAGTTGTTTGGACCTGTCAAGAAGGCTTTATATGTCAGATCATCCCCATACCTCTCCTTGACTGCTTCGACACTATCCTTGAACAGTTCATCAATCTTTTGAAGAACTCCCCCAATAGTGTCGTTGTCTTTGGATAACGCAGCCCTGTAAGCAAAAGGGTCAGCGTCGATCAGGATATGCTTTGTCATTCCTTACCTGTCAGGTTGAAGACTGTGGGAAATGCTGGAACCAGCACCTCTTTGATCTTACGGGCCATCACAACATGTTCCCACTGGGTCACACCGGGATCATCACGAACTTCAAGGTAGTGCAACCAAGAGCGTAGTGTGCCATTGACGTATAAGCGGCTCATAGTCAGACCTTCGGGAAGGATAACTCTAGCACACTCTTTAGCGACTTGTTGCTCTCTCAGGTGTTCGTACAGGTTCTTAGAGAGGTTCCCAAGTTGTCCTACAGAGTGTTTTATCATACCTTTATCTACAGGGTCCAGATCATCAACACTATTCTGACGGTTCTTGTTATCTTGCCTGCGGAACTCACGTTCAGTAAACTCGATTTCATCAGAGTAGCGTTGACTAAACTCTTGGAAGCTGAACGAGCGATGACGCAACAATTGTCGGGTAATATCCCTTGGAGCCTCTACCTCGACAACAGCATTGACCATTTCGAAGACTGACCAATGCTTGTTCTTGACACAGTAGTTCAGGAGTTTCTCTGCCGTGTCGAAGTTGTCTTGGTTAGAGGGGTTAGACACCCTAGCGCAGTATGCTAGGATGCCTTCCGAATTAGGGATACGAGCCTCGATTGTTGGTTGAGTAAGTCCAATCAGTCGGGCATTGATCTTTGTCAAAGTGTTGTTTCCACTTCTTTGCCGTTGTCATAGACAGCTACCATCTGGTTCACATATTTGTATCCAGAGCCTTGCATAAAGGACAAGAACAGTTCTAGAACCTCTGGAACCGTCTCTGCTTGACCTTCGACATTGACAGCGCGATAGTCACCACCTTCGTCGTCATACATTCCAAACGTGAACCGCATTAGGCAGCTTCCTCTTGATTAGGACGGGTATAGGGCAGGAACTCAACGATCTTGACCTTGGTGAGAGAGGTACGGCTGATAGGCTTACCATCCTGACCTTTGAAAGTCGTGATAAGGTTGGTAATCTCTGCTACCGTACCGTTACCAATCAGACCATCGACTTCAACATCCCAAGGTTTACCTTCGCTGTTGACCACTTTCGGGGGACCACCAGCTTTCAGGATAGGCGTACCATCGCTTTTCTGGACAAGGTGCTTACGCTCAAACTTCACAGCGATTTTGCCATCACCTTCCAGAAGACGTTTTTGGATAGGTTTCTTCTGCGAACCTGCTTTCTTAAGTTTGTCGTACTCCGACTTGTCGAGAACTTGAGTGACAGTGTAGGCACCATCACAAGGCTCATAGACACCTTCATACCCAACCATTTCACGGTTGTTCTCGAACACCTTAGCCCACTCAATCGGGCCAGTCGTAGTCACTTCTTTATAGCTAGTAGCCATCATTTCCTCATTTTGTCAGGACAACCGATTCGGTCGGTCTTTGCATATAGTTGTACAGTTGGTTCTTGTCAACTGTCTAACCACATTATTTAGTGCGTTTCGGCATAATTTTTTCCGATCTGCACATCCACGTCTAGCAGCACATTCAGCTTAAGTTTGTCGTTGGTCTTCTTGATAGACCCCTTAAGAATGTCTGCGATATACTCAGCCACTTGTTCCTTCACATAGAAGCCAACCTCGTCGTGAAACTGCATGGCGATCTTAATGCCAGCCTTGCGACAGAACGACAACCAAGTGTCAAAGCAGTAGACACCTGTAGATTGGTTAGCAGTAGAGAAACGATCCTTTTCAGATCGTAGGTTGTGCCAGAACTTAGAGACAGGGTTCTGTAGCCACATAGAGTTGCCCACAAGTTTGACCTTGAAACTCTCTGTTGCTTTGACCACAGAATGATTCCGTTCCCAGTAAGCCTTGATGATTGCTGTAGCCTCTTTAGGGGTCACACCAATCTCTCTGGCAAGTTTAGCTGCACCCACACCGTAGACGCAACTGTAGTTCGCAGCCTTGTACTTGCTACGAATAGGTTTCAGGTTAATCTCCCCTCTTGCATGTTTCTCTGCATCTTCTGCGGTGATAGCACCTGCAAACTCCGCAAGATTAAGGTGGGGATCAAAACCCGGTAGGCTCATCTCTGCCACATAGGCAGGATCGTAGGGCTTCATGTAGTGGCGCTTTGTGGTATCCTCTAGGGAAACCATGTCAGACCCTACAAGATCGAAGCCATCAGGAGCAATCAAGCAACCCCTAATCTCTGCACCCCAAGGCTTGTCCACCTTCGGGATATTAGCTAGAGGCTTGGCATGTTTGAACCTGAACGTGTTGGTCAAGCCTGCCACAGAAGCAACAAGCCAACCATCTGTGTGGCTATCCAGCATAGCCTTGAAGAAGCCCTTACGATGTCGAATAACAGTCAGACCCTCTAGAATTTCCACGCCGGGGGCTTTGTCCTTAAGGCTAGTGACACTGGCACAGAGTTGACCACCTTCTGCGTGGGTGGCTGGATAACGCACTTGGGCAATGCGCTTCTCCACACCAGTCTGCTTGTTCTTGTCGTATTTCCACGTCTGGGGTTCCCAGCCAAGTCTGTAGAGCCAATCCTTAACTTGAGCATCGCTGTTGGGATTAGCGTCTTCCCAGTCAACGACCATTTCCACCGTATCCCCCTCGAAGTTAGAGGGCAGTTCAGATTGGAAGAGGATGTTGAGCCACTTCTTCCAAGCCTCGGTCATGGTCCCATCCTTCTTGACCTGTTGTGCAGGCTTCTTGAAAGTCTTGTAGACAGGTTGCTTAGGCATAGCCTTGACCAGTTCCTCGAACTTCTCTTGCTGTAGACGTTCCAGTTCATCGTAGTTCTTCTGTGCGCGTTCTACATCAAGACGGACACCCACCTCTTCTGCTTCCCTTGCACAGTCCATCTTGAACCCAAGATAGTCTACAATACGAACAGCTTCTTCCCAGTTGCCATACAGCTTGAGGAGTTTACGCTCTAGGTCTTTCCAGAGACGCCAGTTGATCTTAACATCCTCTACACAGCGATGGGCATACTCTTCGTAGGACAGGCTAGACCAATCCTCGACCTTGGGCTTAGGCACACCGTATTCGATGCCATAGCCCTCTAGACCGTGCTTGTCTCGTTCAAAGTTGAGATACCAAGACAAGGCTAGACTGTCGATGAACTTTGTGTGGTTCAGGTTCAGCCCAAGGATTTTGTTGAAGGTAGGAAGATCGTGCCGGATAGAGTTGTGAGCAACAATCCGGGTATCTTCTTCCAACAACAGAGACTTCATAACTTCGTAGTCATTGGTGTGGTGGTAGGTTTCCCCATCATCAGTCCAAGCAACCACATGAAGTTTAGTAGCCTCTTTCCACAGACCATCACTTTCACTATCCAGCACGATGATTTTCATACAGTATATCGCTCCAACACACGTTTCGTTGCGGCATAGTCTTGGATGAATTGCTCAAGATCATGCGGGTGGACCCAACCACCTTGGGCATGTTTGATAATTTCATCCTTGAAGTAGTTCAGTTGCCATTCCAGTTCTTGAACGATGATACTGTCAACAGTGTCATGCCCAAGTTCTACGACCACGTTAGACATTCTGCAACTCCTTGATTGCTTGTTGTTGACCTCGAACATATCCTGCACCAAAGGCCCAACGTAGGTTTTGAGTGTCAATACCCAAACCCTCTGCATACTCTTTTCGGGTCCCGTCACCCATAGGTCCATTAAGCCAATCCTCAAAAACATGATCTACAATCACCATCCTACTCCTTTTTCTGTAAGGGTGAAGGTATCTCCATCAAAGAGAAGTTCACCAGAGTTTCCTTCAAGACCACACGGACGGTTCTTCTTAACCACAAGCCGTGTAGTGTTACGTTCTAGCATATCACTTGCCTCTTTGTCACGCTCTAAATCAATGATGACAGAGGCACGTTGACCAATCATCCGACAATACTTGAAGTCTCCATTGTCGTTTGTGTGACCAATCGTAACGATACCAACATTCAGATCAGCAGCCAGCTTAGACAGACGAACAGACAGGTCAGCCAATAGGGCTTCTTTGCTTTCGTCACTGGATACTGTCACAACGTCTTGGATAGGCTCAAAGAATACATACTTGCAGCCATACACCTGTGTCAGAACCCTGATCTGTTCAATCAGTTCATCAGCACCATCTTCTTCACGCAGGTGAAACTGCATATACCCTGTGTTGTTCGTGATGTATCGGATAGCCTCTTCTACATCTTGCAACCGACCTTTCTCTTGGATCAAATCCTTACGGGTAAGGTTGTCCTTGAGATAGTATGAAACAACACCAAGAAGTGAACGTAACTTAGTCTCTTCCAAGTGCCATGTGGCAAACTTCACATCAGGATAGTTCTTGATGAAGTTGTATTCCAGATAGCGCATGAACTCTGATTTACCAATGCCAGTAGGTGCCTTGATAACAGTGAAGTGTCCCTGCATAAGTCCAAGGATTTTATCATCCAGACCCATGATCCCTGTAGGAACATAAGAGTGGTCAGGCGTATCATGCAACAGTTCTAGGAAGTCTTCTTCTGTAGCATAGATATTGTCAGGGGTGAACAGACCTGCACTGAACCATGCCTTAGAGAAACTCTCGGAAGCATCAGCCATCAAGAAGTCATTGGCATCCTTGTAGACATCGTGAGGCACACGATACACACGACCGGGGAACAAGTGCATCAAAGAGATAGCAAACTTCTCTGCTTTGTCGTCAGTATCAAGAGACAGGTAAATCTTCTTGAACGACCCCAACCAGTCTTTGCAGTTCTCTAGCAGACGCTTGTTCGGTGTGGCAGAAGGTAGCGACACAAAGGGATACTTCTGACCCATCATCTGATAACCAGACATGGCATCAAGTTCACCCTCAGTGATGGTCACAGCCTGTGCTGATCCAGCAGGGAACTTGTCCATACCAAACAGTTTGTCAGACTTGAAACCTTTACCAGTGAAGAACTCCTTGGGGAACACCCTAGTCTTAGTGGACCCATCAGGATAGGTGTAGGTATGCTTAAGAGGGACTTCATCTTCCACATAAGTCTTTACACCATAGAACTCCATAGTTCTTGCTGTGACCTTACGATGTCCATTGTGCATCCACACACCCTGTTCATCGTCTACCCTTTGGGCAGGCTCTACAAGTTTAATCACGGCTCTGTCCTTCTTTAGAGGATAAGTCTTAGATGCCCAGTCAAACACTTTATTCCCTCTACTGGGGTAGGGCGTATCACAACTGTGGCATTGACCAATCTGGTGCTTAGTGTTCCAAGAAAAGGCGTCAGACGATCCACACTTTTCGTATGGGCAGGGTTGATGGATCAGTTCTACTTGTTCATACATGCTGTTCCCCTACTGGGTATACCTCTCTTGCCCAATCCATAGCCCCCTTCTTTTTATTGGGGTAAGTGTTGCAACAAGAGAAGCAAAGGCCGATTTGTGTTTCAGGTACCCACGAAAAACCGTCTTTTGATCCACAGTCTTCATAGGGGCAGGGTTGGTAAGTTAAGACTTCACGCATCTTTCACCAAATGCAGTTGTATTTCTGTTTTTCAACAGAGCCATCGTTGTAGTGAACTTCAGTCTTATAGCACTCTCCCCAACGAATCCTCTCAAGGAAGTTTTGGTCAAACTCGATTTCATCTTCGAACCAAAATTCAAATTTACTTGTAGGGTGACGACAGAAAAGCCCCCAAGCCACAGGAACTTTTTCTACAGTTTCAGAGTTTTTAGGCATCTTTCATCTTCCTAACATTGTCTAGAGCATCTTGTAGATCAAGGTTATATGCTGCACAGCGAAGAACAAACTCTAGGCCAATCTTAGCCATTTCTGTCTTTGCGTGGTCGTTCATAGTGAGGGTGTAGGTTGCCGCACCATCTTCATGCTCTTTGGTTTCTTCTACACCAATGTAGAATGGTTCATCGAAGTTTTCCATATCACATTTCCATTTTGAAGTAGAGCGTGTACAGAACACTCCCATTATGCTTCTCTCGCAGGATAGTCACAAGTTCCCAACCTACATCACCCATCTTGTCTAACCATGCCCATTGCGGTGGCGACCATGTATCTTCTACATGGTATTTGAACTTTTTGTTACTCATGGCTTATCTTCCTTCACATTCGCCCGCAGATACAACCGCTTCGACCCGGCCCCGCACGTCGGGCATTTGGTTTCACGGACCAGCTTGGTCAGCTTCCGCACGTCCATCGGGAAGACCGCATCAGTGCTGAAGTCAGTTTTGCAGTCGCCGCAGCGGAAGTGCATGCGTTTGTCTACGTCAGTCATGTCTTCTCTCCCTCTAACGTCACAGCTTCGCTGCTCTCAATCTCGGCCAGCGTGGCGCGGGCATAACCTTGAGCAATAGTCCATCCGCTAAAGGGTGCATTGATACAATAATTTAGCCCCTCCACCGCCTTCGCCAGCTTGACGTTCAGGGCTTCAATGCGGTCGGCGGCTTTCATTCCGTCTGCACAAGTCATCTCGTCTGGATCACGCAGCCGCTTCACCAGTTCTTCGTCACTCATGTCTGTTCTCCTTGATAGGGTCCATCACCCTAGTTATGTTGTACAGTTCGCTCTGTCAACGAGAAATATTTTTCTTCACGCACCTTGACAACACCCAACTGTACAACCACTTACTAAAAGAACCTTTCCGCCACCGATCCCTATATACCTCAAGGATCATCCGATAAGATGTCAAAAGGATCATCTTCAAGGTAATATCGGAGAAGGTAAGAGAAGTCCTCTACATTGAAGATACTCTTCCAATCCTCACCCAATACCTGTTCAAGATAGTCACTCATAGTCTTCTTCACTCTCATAGTCGTCTAAGTCTGGTTCTTGACTGTCCTGTTGTTCTTCACACAGTTCACACAGGATGTTCATATCATCGTCAAGACTGATACCACAAGAAGCACATTTCTGTAGTAGGTTAATCATGTCTATCTCCTCAGAATAGTGGGAACCACAAACTACCCGTAGTGACCTGATAGTGTCTTACATGTTGTAGTTCTAGCAGGATAGCATCACATTTGTCAAGTTCACCATCCCACTCATAGGTACTAGCCATCTGTTCTAGTTGCTTGATGAGACTGTGGATAGGAACGAGATACTGTTCTTTTGTGGTAGGGTGTTCTGACGCGCTCATCTTAGTATCCTGTATAGAAGATGTGTTTACCGTATTTCCCTACACGGGTCAGTTTCTTAGCCCAGTATGGGGTGACTTTGGTGTTGTGGTAGTGGGTAGCACCTGACCCCAATGTATACCCCTGTAGAGCCTCTATAGCAATGTCTACAGATGTTTCCCATGCAGGGTCAACAAGGATAATCTCAAGGTCAGGTGTACGCTTCAAGCCACTGAATTGGTGTGGTTCAAATGCAACAGTACATACATCGTCAGGATACTTCTCTGACTGGACCCTGTTGAGAACTACCTCGGCTACAAGAAGTTGACCATCTAAGGGTTCTCCCCTTGCCTCAGTGTAAACAACAAGGGCCAGACAGAAAGTTGAGAACATTAGGGTTGCTCCTGCCAAATCTTATTCTTAGGGGGTCTAGGTAGACGCCTCCAGAACTTAGGTGTAAAATCTGCAACATCGTTGTGGGCAACCACAAACTGGTTGTCAGAATACTTGATAACAGCCGCAGTCCATCTCCCCCAATCATTTAGAGTGTTGACAGCAAGAAACCAAGAACCGTCTTTGGGTGCAGTTTCGATATCTTCCCAAGTAGCCATCAGTTCATGTACCCTTCATGTTTGTGTTGTTGCCGTTGAGCATAGCTTACAATAGTGGCGACCAGCACAGGGGTAATTTCCTCTACGGGGGGTTCATACATTTCCAAGATGGTCAAGAAGACTGCACCAAGGGTCATAGACGTTGCT